GTTCGCGTCACTAAGGTCCGCGCGTTTTCCGGTCGATGAATCAGTCAACCATTCCGCGTGCTCATCAAGGACGACTTTTAATTCTTTCTTATCCATGTCTTTCTCCTCTCTTAGGGTTTCTATCTCATTTTCTCTTACACCTTAAATATAACACCAAAAGAAGAAAAAGTACATAAAAAAAAAGAAAAAAGTAAAATAATTATAAGATCATGATTCTATTAAAGATACCTATTATATCTTTTGTAAACAACATTTACAAGTAGTTTGTTTTATTATTTGTAAATCATCAAAAACAATAGGGATCAGGGTTTTAAACACTTCTTATAGTATTAATAAATGTTTCTATACGTTATTGCTTATTTTTTCTTTCACCGAGGCCATCGCCATTTTTATTTCTGCCTCCTTATCTTTTAGAAATATCAATAAATTTGCCGTGCATGCGCGAACATCCGACATATCTTTCGCGGAGGCCATTTTATATGATACCTCGATAAGCTGCTCAAGCCAAGCGATGTCGGAGTTTAACTGTATAAGATTTCCTAACCTATGTTTAATAACAAGGTTTTGGATGGCCTCTACGTATTTTTCATTCGCCTTTGCTCCGTTTAAAATACGATAAAAAGTCATATGGGACATCGGCAAGGCCTGTATATTATCATTGTAAAACTTTCTTATTTTACCTTGGGTAATTAATTTTATCGCCCCAATGCTGTCTAAAGACAATGTAGATTTAGGTATAGGACTATTATTGGCGTATTCCGTATATAAACTCATAGCGACTCCTTTTGTTAAAAACGGTGTTAATACTACCTTATTTTACTATAATATAGCATGTTTTGTAACAAGTATGTTAAAATATTTGGTAACTATTTGTAAATTTTTTAAAAAAAAGATTCAAAATATTCTCTTTTGTAAATAAAGATACTGTTAAATGCCCTTTATTTGTAAACGCAAAACTAAAGAAAAAGCGCTTAAATGCCTCGTGTAAATGTTAATAACACATCTTTTGTGTTCAAAGTTTACATAGAGGCTTACCTCTTGTAAATCAACTTTGTTAATAACGTGTTAAAAAGCGCCTTTCAACACGCTCCCTTTGCGTTTTTTATAAGTAAAATATGGCTTAAAAGTGTTATTTTTTTGTTTTTTGTTAATCTGTTATGTTTCTATAAAAATAAGAGTAACAGGAAATTTTTTATTTTTAAAAAATGTTTTTTATAGCTTTTGATTATAAGTTATTGATATAAAATAATATATAACGTTATTGGGTCAAATGTTCTCTAATATTTACAGAGTGTAATATAAGTTTATATAAATCAAGGTTTTATAATTATTTTTAAAAAATATATTGGTTATTGGGCCTCTTAGAACTCATCTGTGTGTTATTATTGTGTTAATTATAACAGTCGAAACGCTGATTTCATCATTTTTGGGCCTATAGCGCTAATATGCCAATATCTTTTTCATTAATACATAGTCAATTAATTTATAAAAAGCAAAGACTCACAACCCCTGTCCACGCACCGGGGTCCTGGCGTAAAAATAAAAGATTTCTTTTTGTTGTAAACAGTGTATATTATATACATGCCGCGGTTAACTAACCAAGATTGTAAGATGAAATCACCACCAATAAAGGATCTTGACTTATATTGTGAACTTCTTTTACAGGGTAAAAATGATGATGAAATCTGCGAAGCCCTGTACTATGATCTTCCAACCTATAATAAACTTCAACCTTTTTTTCTATTTTATTTTCGTGAGTTTACAAAAAACAGGTATATTAACAAAAAACAAAATCTTAAGGAAATGTTTCCTTTAACGGATAATTTTAAAGATAAATTCCTTGATTGTTTACAAGCAGGACAGACCATCGCTAAGGCCGCGCAGATGATCGGAATACCATTGCCCGTGGTAGTCGACGTATGGTATAAAGATGAGGAATTTAAAACCCTTGCCGCATACACTTCCGAAATGGCCGTAATAAACGTTGAGAACGCCCTGTATAAACGAGCTATAGGTTTTGAGCATGATTCAGAATCGGAAACAATATGCGAAAACGAAGTTCTTGATAAAGAAGGAAATCCTGTCAATACAAAATCAACCACAAAAAATAAGAGTCGAAAGATAGTTTATCCTGATGTAAACGCGGCAAAATACTATTTGTGGAATCGCAACCCAGATAGGTGGAGTCGTGAGGGAGATTCAGGAAATGCCACTCGAAATGAAAAGGGTAAAATTCTTGAATTTATCAACAAAGAGATAAATGATGATACTTAGTCCTAAACAAAAGGTGGTTATACGTCTTAGCGATGCGCGCCTAAATATCTTGGAGGGCAGCGTGCGGTCGTCAAAGACTGTGGCCTTTATATGGAGATGGATTAAATACATCGGAGGTGCTCCGCCAGGTGATTTACTTATGGTGGGAAAAAGTATGGGTTCATTGTATCGTAATATGGTACGCCCAATGCAAGATTTGTTAGGTGATCAGATGCACTATTCGCCTGGGAAACATGAGGTTGATTTATGGGACAGGAAGATTTTTTGTTTTGGTGCGTATGATGAAGGAAGTGAGGGGACGCTTCGCGGAATGACTGCTGCTGGAGCTCTTGGGGATGAATTAACATTATGGCCAAAATCTTTTTTCATGACCATGCTGGCGCGGTTATCGGTAAAAGGCGCGCAGTTTTTCGGCACGACCAACCCCGATTCTCCTTATCACTATATTAAAACAGATTTCCTTGATCGTAGTGATCTTAATTTATATCAAGAACATTTTGTTATTGACGATAATCCTTTTCTTGATTTTCAATATGTTGCGGACCTAAAAAAAGAATACGTGGGTCTTTGGTATAAACGCTTTATCGAGGGATTGTGGGTCCAGGCCGAGGGTGCGGTATATGATTTCTTTGATGAGGCAATTCATACCAGAGATATTTTCAATCTACCACGCGCGCAGGAGTACGGGATTGCGGTGGATTATGGCACGGACAATCCTACTTGCTTTTTACTTTTTGGTGAAAGGCAAAGTAATATTATCACGGTACCAAAAATGCCAAAGTGCTGGGCCATAAAGGAGTATTATTACGATTCGAAGATAACTAATCGGCAAAAGACCGACGAGGAATACGCGGATGACTTTATCATTTTTATGGGGGATAAGGACATCGCAAATATCTATATAGATCCCTCTGCTTTATCTTTTATAACGGCGTTAAAAAGAAAAGGAGTGATCAATATACGTGAAACCAATAACTCGGTTTTAGATGGCATTAGGACGCAGGCCGCAATGCTCAAAAATGGGGACTATATCGTAGGTAAACCATGCCGGCAAACTATAAAAGATTATGGGGCGTATTGTTGGGATGTACGCGCGCAAAAGAAAGGGGAGGATAAGCCATTAAAACAAAACGATCATTCTAAAGACCCGGAAAGATATTACCTTTACAATAGGTATGGTCTCAAAAAACTTAACTATGAAAGGTTGACGCAATGGTAGAACAAGATAAGTATTTTAAAACAAATGTACGAGATTGTCCGAGGTGCGGACATGACCACAAGGCGTTGACGTTTAAAAGGTTTACACGAGCAGCAGATAAGTATACTCATTTTTGTATCTGTCCGCAAAATCACGAACCAATTTTGGGGCATAAACTCATTATAGCTAAAGGTGAGTAGTATGACCGAAAATCAATTTTGGACCGTAATGTTAGGCGTAGCGGCGGGAATGATTATACTCTGTGTTGTAGCCATGGTAATCCAATTAGAATAAACAGAAAGATGAGGGCTAAATGATAAAAAAATTAATCGAATGGTATGTAGATACGTGGAAAGAGATGACGACTTATCAGAAATGGTTTTTGTTTCCATTATTGCTAATTTTTTTTCCCGTAGTGCTAATGACTTTATTAGTGAATGAGAGGGACTAACATGAGTAACCTTATTCTTCCAAAAGATCCAATGCGTGAGCAGTTCGAAGCGATGCATCAACGTATAACGGTATTGTCCGAACAAGTAAATTATTTACTTAGGACATTGTATCGGGAAAATTCTAACCATGAGGTTTTCCAGCGCAACCCTGCTTTACGAGAAGAAACAAAGAAAGCTGTTGAATTGGAGCATGAGCATTTACGGATGGTTAAAGAAACAGTGGAAACACCAGAATTTACTCGAGAACAAATTAAACGACTTAACGCGGAGATGAATAAATGAGTGAAATAACCATAAAAGAAAAAGTTGTTCAACAAGCAACACAGTTAGTGATAATGGGGCAACAGGTGAATTTTTTGCTTCGGGAACTTTACAAATCAAAACCCGATCACGAAATATTCATTAAAAATATAAATTTAGCGGTGACCGTGAAAGCGGCCGTCGATACGGAGGTAAAAAATGCAAAAGCAAAAGAACCAACAAACCCCTGATCTACGTAATGATGGATGGGCTAATTTACTTACAGGAATTGGGATTAAGGGTAGGGATAAGACAGCGCACACAATGTATATAGCGGACGCTCGTCTTGAATATCACGATCTAACGCAGATGTACCGCGGTGATGGACTTGCCCGTCGAATTATTGATCTTCCGGTACATGATATGTATCGGCAATGGTTTACTCTTGAAGGTGACACTGATGGTATTGTTAATAAATATCTTCGGAAACTTAATGCTAAAAAAAGTCTTAAACGAGCGCAACGTTTCGGTTATCTTTACGGAGGCGCCCTTGCTATTATGGGAATTAATGACGGTGGTCGTTATTGGGAACCAGTAAAAGAAAACAAAATAAAATCCATCGAACATATTCATGTTTTTGATCGCTGGAGGGTGACGTTAAATACGGCCGATCTTTATGTAGATCCTGATCTTGATAAATATGGAAAACCGGAGTACTATAATATCGTCCCTATTTATGGTGCGCCGTTCCGTGTCCATGAAAGTAGGGTACTACGATTTGAAGGTGTTGACGTTGCGGACCAAATGCGAATACAAAACCAAGGATGGGGTGATTCGGTGCTGCAATCTGTTTATAATCGCCTCCGCGGGTTAGGTGAGTCGTACCTAAACATTGAAAATATTCTTGATGAATTTATTCTCGGTGTGTTAACAATTGATAACCTCCAGGAATTAATTGCATCTGGCAAAGAAGCCTTGATACAAAAGCGTCTCACTCAGATTGATTTATCGAAGCATATTATTAATTCTATCCTCGTTGATAAAGAAGAAAAATTTGAAAGACATTCAACAACGACAACAGGATTAAAAGAATTGATGGATGTTTTAATTGAGGGAGTGTCTGCTGGAACGGGGATCCCGGTTTGTTTACTAATGGGACGCAGTGTTGGAGGACTTGGCTCGGAGGATGCCTCCCTTGTTAGGTTATACTATGATAAAATATCCGCGCAGCAAGAAGAAGATTTACTTCCGCAATTGGAACAGTTAATTCGTTATATTAATATTGCGCAGAATAACGTTCTCGGCGATCAATGGGAGGTTTGTTTTAGTCCTCTTTGGCAACCGACGCAGAAAGATGCAGTAGCGACCAAACTCGTACAGGCGCAAGCGGACGAAATTTACATGCAAAATGGAACT